TGCTCGTCGTCCTCGCCATCATCGCCCTCATCGGCGGGTTGCTAGTGTTCGTCATGCCCGGCTTCCAGGATCGCAGCCGCGCCGCGAAGGGAGGGCAGGCGCTGCAAGGCTGGCTCAGCTACGCGCGCACGCGGGCGCTGCACGAACGCTCGCCGCGTGGGATTCGGCTGCTGTTCAAGACGGTGGCATACCAGTCGGCGCCGCCGGTGACGTTGACGGTCGTCTCGGAGGCGCAATATCTGGAGCAGCCTGACGACTTCGTGGGCGGAGCGCTGTACATGCCCGACCCCGCGAAGCGGAAGGAACTGTTTTTCGAGAACACGAACTTCGCCGACGGGTCCGTCGAGGTCGGCGACTTCCTGGAGATGTTCGGCGTCGGACAGCCGCGCGCTATCACGCAGGTGAACAACCCGGCGCAACTGGTGCTGATGTCTGACCTGCCCAACGCCATCCCGCAGAGCCAGAAGACAAAGGATTACAAGATTCAGCGGCGTGCCCGTGTGGCCGGTGACGAGCCTATGCTGATGCCGGCGGGAATTGTCGTCGATTTCACGACAGTCGGCAAATACCAAAATCCTTTCGGCGAAGCAGCCGGTGGATTCATTCCCAGGTACGCTTTCTCCGATCCGCCGAATAACACCGCCGGTTCGATGGATATCTTGTTTGCGCCATCGGGTGCGATGCTCGAAACTGGAGGGTCAAAGCTGATCTTGTGGGTCCGCAAGGAACCGCCGCAGGCCGGCACGGATAACGAGTTCGAGGGGAACCCGACACTGATCGTGGTCTACGTCAACTCTGGCGCGGTGGCGGCGTACAATCCGGTGACCCCGGCCGACGGGCCGAATCCCTACGTCAAGGTGCGATAAACCGGAATTGCTCAAGACCTATCTCGTAGTCCTCTCGCACCGCAGCGGCGAAGAACATGCCGCGCTCCGTGTGCTCGCCCTCGCGCAGTACCGCGTCTTCGAGGCACCCGTAGCCCGCCGCCTGGAACGCCTGCTTCAGATGCTGCGGCCCGTCGCACAGCGGGAACAGCGGGGCCACGCTCGTATCGTGGGCCATGACGACGCGGGCCTGCGCCGCGATAAGAAGGCGTGCCTCTTCCTTGCACGTCTCGGCACCGTGGTCGCCATCGACGAACACGAAATCGAACGACTCCCGCGCCAGCAGTTCCACGGATCGGCAGTGGTGGACAACGACGCCCGGCAGGTTGTAGTGGGTGAGCACTCGCTCAAGCTGTTCCGTGATCGTCGTATCGCACAGGTGAACCTCATCCACCGCGCCGGCCTTGAGCGCTTCGAGAAACGCCACGGTGGAGTAGCCGTGGAAGCAGCCGATCTCCAAGACACGGCGAAAGCGGCCGGACATGAGCACGCCCTGGAGCCAGTCGCGGTGGCGCTGGTCGATGTACCAGCGTGGATCGCCGGGCCAGTCAAAGAGGGAACGAGCGGGCTGCTCCGGTAGGGGATGCTGCTTGGCTACCCAGGCCATCTGTTCGACGCGGTTCGCACGAGCCAGCTTTTCGGGGAAGTCTTCGAGCATTACCCGCCACTCCAGTGGAGGCAAGCATCCTTCGGCGCGGCCTTGAATCCCCAATCCTGCCAGCTCTGCCAGTTGGCCCGTCGGTCCAGCAGCCGCACCCGTATCTCGTGCCGCAAGTAGGCGTCGAGTACCTGCGCATTCGTGTGGTCCTGCTCCGCGCAATGATCCTTCGGCATCGGCCGCTCCGGTGGCAACAGCAGGCGCTTGCACGTCCGCGGAATCACCATCACGCCGCAGTTCAAATACCACGGTAGCGGCACGCCGGCAAAGCCCATCCGTTTGCGGAAGAGCAGGTAGGATTGTTCTCGTCGATGCTGCGGCTGCGCCCGGTGAAACGGCAACTCATCAACGGCACCGAACTCGTCCGGCTCGCACAGGTCGAACAGGTTCAGGCAGTGTGGCCGCAAAAGCACGTCGGCATCGACGTAGGCCACGCGCTCGTAATGGTCCAGGACGCGCGCTATCCCGAACTTTGCCGACATGGGCCACGCCGGATGGCCCGGCCAGTCAAGAACGTGGAAGTCAGCACCCACACGCGCCGCGAAGTGCCGCATGTATGGTTCGGACACGGCGAGCAACCGCTTTGCTTCGTCGCCCGTGGCAATCGTTACGACGGCCCGTGTGGAACGCGGCAACAAGGTGATCGCTGGCGGCTGCGGCACCGTGACGGCATCGAACTTGTCCGGGCAGACGTGACAAACAGCCTTCACTTCATCGCATCGTTTTTCCAGCGTGCATTCGCCGTGGATGGCGCACGCGAACACCTTCAGTTCAACCCGCCGCGAACACGTCTTGCAAACAACCCGGCGCACTTCCTCGCCGCGGTGCAGGCAGGCGAAGCGATAGTCAAGCGGCGGGTGGTTCGCGAGGCTGCAACCTGTGCAGATTTGTTGCGGATCGAACGCTCCCTTGGTCCTAACCTTGGGGCTATCGCAAGTCGCCAGCCCGTCTGGTTCTGGAAATCGCCAGCGGCATTCGGAGAGCGTCGTCATGGAGTTATGGTTATCGTAGCGGGAAACCCGGTGCAACCTGTGCTGCTTACTTCGTCTTGAGTCAGCGTGTTAGCCGCCAAGCAATTCCATGTCGCGACCGACTTTTTGTAAATGGCGTCGCCAGCCGTAAAAGTGTTGTCGAAAGGCAGGCCACCACTAGTGAGTCCCGCAATCCTCATAAACAATCTGACCCACAAAATCCAGTCCGTCCCATCGCAATAAAGCTCACTCATCACGAAGGGATCGGCGGCGCAGGAACCGTTTGAACCGGCTGAACCACTCGTACATGCTGCGACTGGCGACTCGTAATTGTACCACCGGCATTCGGTAGCCGTCTCAAGCAGGGTATAGGTCGAGTCGAAGTCGTTGCAGGTTGGGCAACCGCTCCCGCAAAGGTCGCCCATCGACGCATCTGTCATCGCAAGCGGATAGGTCCAGGTCGTAGGGACTGCGGCACACCCGCAGCAGTCTGCCTCTGGACAGCACGCGCACCCTGGATTGAATCGCATGAGCACCTACGCGCACTGGGTGGCGTCGAGAATCCAGCGGCTGCTTGCATCCTCGCGGAACGCGCTCACCTGCTTGCCGCTGGCGACGGTTTGGCCTGTTGACAGGTGCCAGTCGTAGACTGTGACGTTCTCGCCCGTGTCCGCGTCGGCACTGCCGTTGTAATACCAGATACTCATGGTCGCCGAACCGCCGAAGGACAGCGACCCGTCGAACTTCCCGCGCAGCTTCTGCACCCACTGCCCCAGCCTGACGATTGCCCAGCGTTCGCTGCTGCCGCTGTCCGCCCACAGGATGCGCGCCGTCCCGATGCTGCTGCGCGTCAGCTTGGCCGCGTCGCTATCCGTCACGGCGGCGTAATCCTCTTTCGCACCCGTGAGCAGCGCCCCGGTCAGTCTCACCTGGACCACGCCCGAGAGAATCCCATCGCCGATAGCGTTGATGCCCAGCGGCTCCAAGAGCACCACGAACTTATTCGGATGACTCGCCGTCGTCGGCGTGATCCCCTTGAACGTCACCCGCCGCTTGAACTCCCCGACGTTCTGCGTCGGCGTGATGATGGGACCGTCCAGGCCGAGGATTTGGTACTGGCTGCGGGCCGCCCCGGAGGTGTTCTTCACCTTGACGATGTCGCCGTCGCGCACGAGCCCGCGCACGTCGCCGCTCCCGCCCGTGAATCCTCGCTCGCTTTCGACGACGGCGTTAAGCAGCTCCTTCGGCATCCCCGAAAGTCGCTCGCCCGACATGTACTTCTTGAATGGATGGCGTGGCATTGCTACGGGTCCAGGTCGGCGAAGTTGCCATAGTAGTAAACCTGTTCGATGTAGACGGCGATCGGGTACTTGGTGATGGGCGCGCCGCTGCCGGTGTCCCGGTCGGCATAGCGCACCCACATATATTCTTGCCCCTTCTTGGCAATCCCGGTGATGGCCCCGACCGTGATGCCCGTGCGGTTCTCTTCGGCGTGAAATAGCAGCGTCAACTCCACGTCATCAAAGCCGCGGCGTGACGACTGGAACCCACGGAAGCGGCACTCGCCGGCCGCGAACACGTCGCCATCGGCGTTCTCCCATGCGGCGTCGTTGACCTTCTTGCGCAAGCCGCGGAGTTTCGCGCGGTATGCCGGGGTCCAGAGCGCGACTGGAAGCATGACCGTGTACTGGAACAGGTAGCCCGGCGTTTCGATGTCGGTGCCTTCGACCCCTTCATTGCTCACGCCGATGGCGCCGCCGAAGTCGTAGACGGTCGTCTCGCCGGAGTCGAAATACTTCTCGACCGTCGCGATGCTCTGCGTGATGTGGCCAGTGCCGCCGGTAGCGTCGAAGCTGCCCTGGATGGAGTTGGTTTCTTGCTGTTCCTTGCGGCCGTACTTGGCGACGAACTCCCATTTGCTCGTGCCGAGTTCGCGGAAGCGGTAGCTCTGAAAAACGAGCGTGATGCCCTGCACGACGATGAACGCAGACAACTCGGCTTCGACAGCCGCGGCGGCGTCGGCGAAGTCGGAGGCGAAGCGCACGAGGTAGGGCTGCTCGACGGACGGGCCGTCAAAGCCGATGATGCCTTCGAGGCCGAGTTTTTCAAGGACGGCTGCCATGGTTCTGCTACAATCTGGGCATGAAGAAACACGTCGAGTTCAAATAACCGCCAGGCCACCGCCTCCGGCTTCCATTGCTCCAGCCATGCGCCGCGTGTTCGCTGCGGTCTGCTCCGTGGCGTTCGCGGTCCGCTCGGCGACGCCGGAGCCGACGCCGATCCGTCCGGCGACGGCACCGCTGAACGTGCCCATGGATTCAATTTGACGTTGGTGCTGTTCAAGACCAGCGCCGGGGGCGACAAAGGCGCGCCCGAACATTTCCAGAGGATTGCCAAGCAAGTCAATGAGTGACTGCGCCTCTCGCCTTTGCTGGGCTATGCGGCGGTCGTCTGCTGCTTGGGCCGCGCGGCCTTCGAGTTGGTCGCGGATACCTGCGATCGCGGGATTCGGCCCCTGGTTCTCTTCGGCAAACTGGCGATTAGCACGCGCGATGTCGGCCGAAATCAAATCCGCCTCGCGCTGTCCGCCTCGCGCGCCGGCGGCGGCGGCGGCAACCAGGAAGTTCAACGGGTTCGCCGCCATTGACTGCGCTATGTCAATCGCGGTCCGCACCCGGTTGAACTGGAGCATGATCGCGTGGAAGCCGTCGCCCAGGACCCTGGCGAACTGCCGCCAGGCCAGCTTGAGCGCGTCGAGGATTTCGAGCCAGGCGAGCCGCATGCCCAGCCCGGCCAGCTCGATAGCGCCGGCGAAATCCCCTTCGGCGATCAAGTCCGCGATGCCCCCGAACGTCGTCGTAGCGATGTTGCCGAGCGTGCCGAACAGGCGGCCCAACGTGGACAGCGCTCCGGAAGACACGGCCGCGAAGCCGACGAAGGCAGCGCTTGCGGCTGCCAGTCCCACCACCAGCGCGGCGAACGGACCGCTCGCAGCAAACGCAATGACGCCCCCCAGGATGCCCACAGCGCCGACGACGGCCGAGATGGCTGTGCCGATCAGTCCCAGGCCGATGCCAACCGCAGAAATCGCCGGCCCCAGCACCATCAGCGCCAGCCCGGCGCCGGTGAAGGCGACAACCGCCATGCCCACCAGCTTCACCAGCTCCTTGTTCTCCTTGATCCAGTCGGTGGCAACCTTCGCCGCATTGGTCAACCACTCGGCCACGTCCTTCAGCGCCGGCGCGAGCGCGCTCCCCAGGTGGAAGGTCGCCATCTTGAGCGACTTCCACAGCTTCGAGATGGCGTCGCCGAACGACTCCGCGGCGATGGCGTCCGACGTGGACATGATGAGCCCGGCACGTTCGGCTTCCTGGTGGAACCGACGCAAACCCTCGGCGCCGTCCATCAGCATCGGGAGCATCCGGGTTCCAGCGCGCCCGAATATCTCCACGGCGCGGGCGGTTCGTTGCGCCGGGTCTGCGATGTTGGAAAGTTCGTCGGCGACCGCTTCGATGTCCGAATGGCCCATCGTCCGCTGCATGAACTTGATGGCGGTTTCCAGGTCTTCGATGGACGCGCCGCTTTGCTCGGCAGCGAAGGCCAGGCCGGAGAGTTGCTCAACGGACATGCCGGTCCGCTGGGACAGGTCCAGCATCTGCGAACCCATGTCAGCAAAGTTCTTGGCAGCGAGCACCAGCGGCGCGCCGAACAAGGCGCCGATGCCGACCATGCGAGCACCCAGACCGGCGACGGCAGCACCGAAGGCTTTGAGCTTGGCCGAGGCGGCAGCAAGCCCAGCCGTCAGACGGTTGTCCTTGGCGAACAACTCGACGTAAGCGGCCCCAGCTCGAATTGCTCCAGCCTGACCAGCCATTACCCAGGCTCCTTGAGAAACGCCGTCTTCAGCATCGCGAACGCCGCCTCGCTGCTGTCCGACTCTTCCGCCCGCTTCGCCGCCGCTCGTTCAGCCCTCGCGACTCGCACCGGGTTCAAGAGCGCCGCATCGGTTATCGCGTCCGACGCCTTCATGCAAACCGCATTGTGGATTTTCTGGAGCAACCGCGCCGTATGGTCCCAATCGTGCATCGCGCGCAACTCGGCCCGGCTCATCAACTCTCGTAGGGTGAACGGACCGGGGTCGATTCCGAGGATGGCGGCACACTCGTCGATGATGTCTTCAGCGATGCGGTCAGGTTCGCCGTGATCTTGTCCGCTTCCTTCTCCAGGTCCAGGCCGTCCAGCATCGTCGCGGCTTGCGTCGTCAGGCGATCCACGACCATCGACCCCACCTGGCGGCTTGCCGCCGTCAACTTCCGCAGGGCGTTCCGTGCTTTCTCGTCGGGGAAAAAATCTATCAGTTCCTCCATGAAGGCATCGCGTGCCCGGATAATGGCATCGCCCGCCAGGCCGCGACCGAAGTCCTCGTCAGACACTTTGGCGGAGTCGGCTGCGTCTTTGCAGAGCACGTAACACACATCGACGAGCTGCACTGGGTCGCTCAGGGACTCGTTGAGGGTTTCGACTTTACTGGCGATTTTGTAGAGGTCGAGATTGAGCAGACCGCGCACCCGCTTTAGCTGGGTGACGTTGATCGTGATTTCCCAGGTTCGCGGCGGCGAGGCGGCATCTTGGAAGGAATGCACGTTACCCTCGCGTATCGACCAGGAATTGAATCCGCCCGATAGCCGCATCTACCGCTGTCGCCGTGGCTGAGTCGTTCACGGCAATAGCAATTCGCACATCCAGCCAGTCGCCCGCCACGAGCCCAGCCGGTGTGATGGTGAAATCCTTGTTGGCGAACACCAGCGAATTGATCGTGGTCGCCGCCGTCGTGCAAAGGTCGCTGCCGCTGACCACGCCTTCGTAGTTCGTCAGGAACGCTTCGACGTCCAGCGTCGCCGAAACGGAAGCGACCGTCGTTTCCATTCCGGCGTAAAACCGCAGCGTGATCGTCTCGCCGGCTTCGTAGTTCTCCGGGAGTTGCACCATTAAGCGAGCGTAGCGCGTCGTGGCCCCTGCGTTCTTGAGGTCGCCAGCGCTGATAATCGGCGAGCGAGTGCCCCATGTATCCGGTGCCGCGCCGCTTCTCGCCACCAGGGCCAAGTCATCCGTGGCTGCGGTGCCTGGCAGGTTGGTCGCGAACGCATCCCACACACGCAGCCGCGTGAAGTCCACCGTGAACGGCGACAGTACCCGCTGGAGGATGTCCTGCGCCGGGTCGATACCTGGCTTGTATCGCCCGGCCACGGTGAGATTGCCGTCGCATCGGATTGTGTCGAACGTGCTCGGCACGGCTTACGCCTCTTAGATTGTCAATTCGACTGGGTAGTTTCCGTCTGTCGGCCAGCACGCTTTCAGCGTGACGTTCCGCGTGATGATGCCGTTCAACTGCTCGTTGCGGTTGAAGGTCATTACTTCCATGTACGCCCGGATGCCGTTGCTTCCCACGGTCGCCGACGGCCCATTCAAAACCGCAACGTCAATTTCCGTGCCGTTGATGAAGCTGTTTTTCAGCGCGGTCCAGTTGGCGTCGGTCGTATCTTCGATAATCTCAAACTCAATCGTGGCGTTCTTCATCGTCCCGACCGTGAGCGTCCAGCCGGACACGCGAGCGGAAGCGTCTGCTTCGGTCTTGTCCAGGTTCAGCGTGAGGTCTTTGGTCAGCGAGATATTGGACCACACGGGCGAACCATATGTGCCGGTGTTCCTATTTATGGTCGCATTCCTGCCGAGCTTGATTGCACCCACGTTAGACCTCTTGGTAAAATGAAGCGAGCCGGCCAAACGCGCTAACGCCTGGTCGGCTCTGACCAAAACGCAAACCTTCGACGAGGTTCACGCCATGGCTACCGATCAGGCTATTCAGCTTCCGATTATTGGGCGAGTAAACCGCAAAACAACGACGGTTGGCTTTACTCTGGTACTTGACGACGAATTTACTCGCGAATATTTGATGCACCACACATGGAACCGCCATTCTAGGGGCTACATCGCCGGACCAGTTGTCATAGACGGCATCGTTGTCCGCGACCTCTTGCATCGCATCGTTTACCGTCATTACAAAGGTCCGATCAAAATCGGCCTTGATGTTGACCACATCGACCGAAACAAATTGAACAACGTGCCGAGCAACCTTCGCACCGCAACTCGAAGTATGAACCTGGCCAACATTGGTCGCAGGAGAAACAACACGTCTGGATTTCACGGAGTTTCTTGGTTCAAATATGGTTACAAAAACTGGAAAGCAGAAATCAGCGTAGACAAGCACCGCATTTCCCTTGGATACTTCGCCGACCCGCACGAAGCAGCCCAGGCAGTAAACTACGCCTACCAGAAATACTTTCCAGACGTCCAAATTCCTAACCCCTAACTTTGTTCCGCCACAGAGCCGGGAAGTTTTCCCGCTCGCGGTCCATCGCAGGTTTCATGAACGGATGCGGCGAGATGGTCGCCTTAACCTCTTTGCCGTGCGTCGTTATGATCGACGTGCCGCCGTGCTCCAGCGCCTTCAGCGCGTCGCCGCGCTTCGTGTTCAACTTGATCGGACCGATAACCACGTTTGGCCGAGGCGTCGCCTCGAAGGCAAAGTAGATGAACTCGCGTAGCGGGCTCACGGATTGCGTTCGCGTCGTGCCCTTGCTCTTGCTCACGCGCGTACGCCGAAGCGTCTTGTGCCCGTGCGGCGGATGCCCTGGCGGAGCCGCGCCTTCGCGAATCTGAATCGACTTCTGCGCCGACTTACGCACCCGGCGGCCAATCTCCTTGAGCGCGGAGAAAGTGGCCCGGTCAACCGCCCGCTTGACTTTGGGCCGATCGAAAAAGCCGCCTTGCATCTGCTTGAAGCTCATTCCAATCACGGGCGGTATCCTGTCACGGTGAGCACGATCCAGGTTTCAAAAATCCCCTGAGCGTCGAGCCTGTCCAGGTCGTAAGTGAACGGCCGCTCCGCAAGCGTTACTTCCGGCTGCGTCAATCCCGTCACGGTCAGCGCCGGAGCCGTGATCAGGTAGTAATCGTGCACCTCTTGCCCGAGGTACTGGAGCACCTTGACAGCGTTGCGGTCGGCCGGGTTGACTTCCTTCTGGAAGTCCACCACGACGCGGTAGCGAAACTCGTGGAGGCTTCCGGCCCCGGTCCCGCGCGTCTGCCGCTCGTTCTCGATCGCCGTCGCCGTGACGCAGCACTTCAGGTCCGTCAGCTCGCCCGCGTCCACGTCCCAAACCGGAACAGCCTTCTCCTCGGCGACGAAAACCAGCGACCAGTTGCGGGCCGCGGTGTTCAGGTCCGCTACCACCGCCTCGGCGACCAGGGTTTCAATCGGCGTCGGCGTTGGCATCACGCAGGCCCGGCGTGTTTCGTGTGGACTCGGAGCACCAAGCCGAACTCATCCGAATAGCGCCACTCCTTCTCGCTGTCGATCGGCAAGACGCGGAACAGTTGGCCGAGCAAGTCCGTCGCGCCGTCGGTCACCACCAGGAGATCGCCTTTCATCGGGAGCGTCACGGCGCCGTTAACCTGGTAGTCCGCCGTCTGGATCGAGAAATCGCGGTCGGTGCGTTCCGTCTTTACCATCCCGTCCCCGGTCGTCGTCCTGAGAAGCTGACTCCCCAGCGTCGCGCTCACTCCCGTCGTGGTGAACCCCTGCCGCGTGATCGAGATCGTCACGGAGCAGTTGGCCTTCATCTTCCCCGCGAGGAAGGCTGCCCCCCTCAGGAGTAGGTTCGGCATCTGCAATCTCCAGCAGGTGCTCTAGGTCGCGCGTCAGGATCGTGACCTGGCTTCCTGGGTTGCAGCCGCTCGCGCCCTTGAGCAAGGCGGCGGCTATGGCATCGTCAACGACAGCCACGCACACGGCGCCAAGGTGGCTGGAGTCCACGGAGCAATAGGCCCCGGCTGACGCGGCGAGGGCGGCCTGCAATCGTTTCAGCGGGTCAGGTCGCATCAATTACCCCGCTACCAGCGTAACTTCGAGCACCTGCGAGCCGGTCCCGCTCAGGTCAAACGTCTTGGCGCCAGCAGCAACGTCAGGTGCCTTGTCGTCAAGGTAGATCGTCGCCTCGCAGTCAGGCTCCAACGGAATCGTGAACGTTGCTCCGGCAGCACCAAGCCCGTAACCGTTCGAGGCGCCCTTCGTGATGGTGATCGGGTTGGCGTTGTCCGACTTGCTGCGGACCTTGATCATCTGGACCTTGAGGCCGAGGAAGGTCACGGCACCGGCTGCACCGTTGAAGTCCGGGAGGCTCGTCAGGTCGATGGTGCCTACGCCAGCAGCAAGCGCTTTCTGAAACGACGAATACTTCGTGACCGGAACGGCAGTCGCCCCGGTCAGGCCCTCGCTGCGGTTCATGCCGTTCGTGGTGATCGTGTTGTCGGTGCCGAGGAACACGCCCTCGCCAGTCTCGACGATGGTCACCTGCGAAACGTAGGTAGCGGCGATTGACACTGGCGCACCTCAAGTAAGGAAGGAAACCGCCGACTGCAACTCTCGGCGGTCCCTTTGGTGGCTAAACGCGCGGAGTCATCGGTGCGTGAAGCGCCCGGACAATGGTGTTTGCGCCGGTGCCTCCCTCCAACAACACCCCAAAGGTCGCATTGTTGGTGCTGGTGCTGACCACCTTGTTATTGGTGTCATCCCAGTAGACGGTCGCCCACGCCGCCAGGTTGGTCAGCATCGTCACGTCGTAGACGCCGCCGCCGACGGCGATGGCGCCCTTGACGTTGTTGACAATGGGCAGGTGGGTGATACCGAGCCCGAGCCCGGTCAGGTTGCCCAGCAGGACCACCGCCCCCGCGGCGATGTTGCCGGCGGCCGGCGTGAAGTCGGCCATTGTCGGGTTGCCATGCCGGAAATCTGCTTCGGCCATTTCAGAATCTCCTAAACGGATACAAGGGTTTCGGCCGGCGCCGGCCGGACAACAGCGAGAGAATCACAGCGGGACAACAACGTAGCCCCGCCGCCGAGAACTTCGTTCACAGCCTGAGTTACGCCGAAATCAGTAGCGGGCCGTGAGTAGTCGTGGAACACGAGCACGCCGCCGGGCTTGAGGACCGCGGTCGCCAGTTCGGCATCGCGCAGGACGGATTCGCGGTCGTGGGCGCCGTCGATAAAAACGAGGTCGTACACCGGCGGCAGGCTCGGCAGGATGTCCTCCGAGGTGCCGTGGAGAACGTTCACGCGATTTGCGACGCCGTGCGCCGTGACGTTCTTGGAGAATAGCTGGAACGTCTCGCCTGGAACTTCCGTGCCGCGGCCATCGAACGGGTCGATTGTGCCCACCGAGCGAGCCTTCTGAGCCAGGCAGATTGTCGAGCGTCCGCAATAAGCGCCGATTTCCAAGACCACCTTGCCAGCGGCGAGACGGGCAAGCTCCTTGCCTTCATCCTCCGACAGCCAGCCGGCGACATCAGCCGGGAACCAGTCGGCCACTTCGCGCGGGATGGCGCTCTCCGTCAAATACTCCTGGTCGTATTCGTAAGGCCCCCATGGCTGGGTGTTGCCGAAAAGCACCGTGCCGCGATGGCCCAGTTCGACATTGCGCGTGCAGCCGACCTTGAGCCCCAGCTTGTGGAACTGCCGCGACAGGTTCCAGTCCTCCGGCTCGACCTGCACGAACCAGATTTTCTTTTCTTTGTCGTAGCAAATGCGGTCGTTCACCGTGAAGCAGACGGCATAGGCCCATTGGATGTCGAACTTGCACACCCACAGGCCGGTATTCAGGAGCAGCGGATAGCCGAGGTCGTCGCTGGTGAACGTCTCCGGCAACCGGTGAATTTCCTTCATGGTCAAGCGGCCGTGCACGCGCCACGGGTCACCATCCTTGCGCGCCATCGCGATGCTTGTCACGCCGCGCTGGTCTTTGATCGGGGCCACGACGCCGAGCACGTCAAGTTTCTTTTCCTCAAGCTCGGCGACCAACATCTCCAGCCAGCCTTCCTTCGGCTCGATGTCGGCGTGCTGCATCGCGAAGTAGTCAATAGGCTCATCCTTCTGGGCGCGGTTAAGCGCCCACGTCCACAGAATGTTCATGTTCTGCGCGAGCAGCGACGATTGCTCAATGCGCGTCTCGACGGCGAGAGACTTGCTTCGCGCGTGGCTGAGCAAGCCCACGGCCGCACCGGCGGTCATCTCGCCGTAGCAGGGCATCCCGAGGCAGACTACTTTCTTGCCGTCGCCGTTGCCGTGCATTACTTCTTCGCCTTCTCTTCTGGATGAGTTGTCACAGCCGCACGATGCGGCACGTCCACGTCATGCTCGACCAGCTCGGCGAGCGAGCCGGCGAGAAGCTGCTGGGCCTCGTCCTCTTCGCAATCCACGACCTGCCCTTCCTTGTAAGGCGAGAAAGGCTTGGCGAGGTTGCGGAGGATTTTGACTTTCGTCTTCTTCATGGGAAAACCTCTTTGGGGTTAGGCGCCGGCGGCGCGGACACCACCGCGAAATTCCTGGAGCGCGACGCCGAACTTCAGCACGCCGCGCATTTGAATCCCGAGCATATTGAAATTGGCGTCGGTCGTTTCGATGGTCGGGGTCTCGATGCCGTCCAGAAAAACGGTTTCGATGACGGGAAGGTCGCCTGGGTCGGCGAGCAAGTACCAGGCAGTCGTCGAGAAGCCGGTGTAACTTGCGTTCTGGAGGTAGGGGCTGCTGACGACGTTGAACGCGCCGGCGAAGACGTTCTGGTCTGGCATCATGGAATTGGCCGTGGTCGAGCCGACGATGGTCGTCGAATTCATCAGGTTCAGCGCCGAAACGCGAAGGGATGACGGGACCAATAGGATTCGCGGCATGGAACCGAGCGGCTTGCCGTCGGGATCGGTTTGCAGCCGGAATTTTTCGTCGCCAAGCCGCAAGGCTTCGAGGCCGGTGGCCCCGGAGAGTACCGACGTGCCGCCGGTGATGACGTTGGAGTTGCCCGCGGAAAAGAACGAGGAGTTGTTCAGGAAGATTGACCAGAACTTGTCGTTCAACGCCAGGGCAGCACCGCGGCCGAGGCGGGTGGAGGCGCTGGCTAGTGCTCCGGTGTCGTCGTTGCGCAGGTCGCGCTCATCTAGGCCGAGCATCTTGGCGAAGATGGAGGCTTGGTTGGCATACGCCTTATCGGCAAGCGATCCATGTTGAATCTCGCCGCCTGGCGGCAGCTCTTCGTATTGCAGGTCGCCGGTCAGCGCCACCGTGGAAATAGCCTTGTAGTCATTGACGGAGCGGATGGCGGTGATACTGCGCCATGCGCTGTCGATCGCCATGAAGGCAACACGCATGAACTTGTTGGCGACGTTCGCCAGGATGTTCGCGACGTTGATCGTGGACGGGCCGCTCGTGGCGGAGTACATGCCATCGTCGCCACCCTCACGCCAGGCGGCCTTGAGCAAAGCGTGGAGGTCGCGGCGTGAACCGCGATAGCCACTGTTCTGCTCGGCCGCCATCGCCAACAGTTCCGTGATGCCCAGTCCTCGCTTAAATCTGGTCTGGGCGACCTGCAACGTCTGGTCGCTGTACATCTTCTCCACGCCGGGGAGCTTGTTGCCGACGCAGATTGCGGCTTCAAGCACTGACTCGTTTACCTGCTGCGTCGCCGGTGCCATGACCATCGGCGGGAGCAAGCGGTCGAGACGGAGCAGGGCCAACTCGTAGGCCCGCGTGTCCATCTTCTTGTCCAACACGGCGGTGTCGCCGAGGTCCCGGATTTGCTTGACCTTGTCTAGATTGCCGATGTGCCTTTCGGCGGCGCGGGCGGTCGCCTCGTGGATGAACTCCACGCGCTTGCTTTCCGCTTCAATGGCCGCCATCTTGTCATCGAACGTCGTCACCGGCTGCGCAACCGGGGGAGGCGGCGGCTTGGGTTGCGTCTCGGCTTTCCAGGCAGCCTCCAGATGTTTGCGCTGGGCGTCGCTCAGCTTGGTTTCGTCGTACCCGTTCGCCGCGAGCCATGCCGTGAAGTCCATGTCGATGACCCTTCAAAAGAACGGGGGCCGCGCGTTCAACGCGCGACCCCCGAACGGGTCAGCGAAGGTTTCGGCTTCTCCCGGTTTATAACTCCGGTTCAGCCCGCCAGTCGGCCGCGCGTTGTTCGCACGGCCCCCTTGGTGAAATCAACCTGTCAGCATCGGCAGCCCGCGCCGAAGCATCGGTAACGATCCAGCCGCAGCGCGGCCGTGATCCGTGCGCCCGGATAACTCCCGGCTAAATTCACTCAGCGTTTTCGAGAGCGGCTGCACCGCATCCACGAGTCGCTTGTCCATCGCCTCCGTCGCCGTCATCACGCCGCCATGGCGCACGGCTGCGAGCTCCTTGACGCCGAGACTGCGGCCCTTTTGCACGGCGGAATCGAAGTTCAACTGGACGGCATCGACGAGAGATTGCAGGTGCTCGGCTTGCTCGTCGGTGACCTTGGTTCCTGGCGTGCCAAGTCCCTTGAGCGAACCGGTCGCAAAGACAAGGGTGCGGATGCCTTCACGCTCCGCGGCCGCGGAGAAATCCCGCACGACCTGAATCGTGCCGATGCTGCCGACCAAGGCGGTAGGCGAGTTGGCGACGATTCGGTTTGCGGCACTGATTGCCCAGTAAGCGGCACTGGCTCCGAGGTCGTCGATGTGGGCCCAGACTGGCTTGGCACGCCTCGCGGCTTTCACGTCGGTGGCGAGGTCGTCTGTACCCGCCACGGTCCCACCGGGGGAATCCACGGCGAGAAGGATACCGGCGACTTCGGGGTCCGCAGCGGCCGCGCGAATCTCGCGGCGAAGCTGAATCGTGGACGTGCCGCCCATGCTGCTCTGCGACTTCATCAAGAGGCCGGTCATCTTGACGACGGCGATCGACTTGTCGCCGGGGCCGGGGATTTTCTCCAGCACGGACTTCAGCGGCGGCGGACCTTCCTCGACGTGAGCGGCCAAGTCGATACGCTGGGCCATGCTCCAGAGCCCGGAGAAGTGCTGCGGCGACATGGACCACAGGCCGACGTAATCGGCCAGGCGGGCGAACGCCGGAACTTGGAGAAGGTCCGTCATTTGGCCCTCCCGTTCTCGGCATGTCCATTCATGCGACGACGTTCATGGTCGGCACGGAATTTATCGACTTCGGCTTTGGTCAGTCTCGGGCGCGGCTTGCGCGCTGCTGGCCGACGTTCCTCGTCAGCGTCCTCTTCGTCCCGGTCGTCGCCAGCGCTCGGCGGCGCCGCAGGCTCAGGCGGCATCGCCGCCGCCATCTTGATCTCGTAGGGGTGCATCAGCCCCTTCGCGCGGAACGCGGCGATTTCCTTGGCGAGCTGGTTCAGATTCTCCTGCCAGTCGTCGCCCTCGCTGCTGCTGACCTTGGAGTAAGTCGCCGAGCCGTTGCCCATGCGCATGTCGTCGGCTTGTGCGTCCTTGTTCTGGTCGATCTCGTCGAAGCCGTCGTATTGCCAGGACCAGGACCATTCCTCGATTGGCGGCAGGCTGCCGTAGATTTCCGGCGCGACCAGGCGGTCTTCCTCGTGCCAGGCGAGGAGCACCGGGTCAAGGACCGTCATGCGGAATTCGGCGCGGTCCACCTTCAGCCCGCGATGGTACGGCAGGTGGTCCAGACGTCCCGAACTGAAGTTGTAACCGCTGCTGTTGCCGCTCACGACGTTGAGGGGAGCACCGACGCATCGACCGGCTTCGTTCAAGTTCTCATGCTTGAACTCGGCATGACCAGTATGCGGCTGCTCCGGCTTGAACTGCTTCGCGTCCCAATTCTCCGGCAGCGTCAACAGCGTCCCGCGAACCAGCTCGATCAGGTCCCACTCCGGCACCTCGACAATCTCCCCGTCGGTTTGCGGGTTGGTCGTCTTCAGGATTCCGGCAAGCATCGCCGCAACTTCCATCGCGGTCAGGGTTGCCAGGTTGAGTCGGCGCAACTGAGCGAAGATGGGAAGCGCTGCCGTTATTTTCGGGATGCCCCTGATTTGGCCGACGCGGTCGCACTCGTACCAGTGCAGCACAAATTCAGCGGGGACGGTGACGTAACTCATCCGCAAGCCCGCACTGCTCGCCGTGTTTTCGCCTGGGTGGTATTGCAGGAAGTAGTATTCGATCGGCTGCCAGAAGCGGTCGAACCGGATGCCGTCCACGACGAACGGGTTATTCAGTTTGTCGAACGGCGTGCAGCACTGCTCATCCTCGACGAGCCGGAGGTCAAGCTGCACCGGGTTCTTGAGCCGTTCGTTCGTGTCGAGAATCGCGATGCCGCCGCCGTCGCGCGCCGCACACTTTTCGAGCAAACGGTATTTCCAGCCGAGTTTCGCGGCGGCGCCCCACTTGCCGAAACGTTTCTCGATCAGCGTGGCCGCTTCGTCGTTCTCGGCGCCGCCGCTGGCCGGGATACTGAGCTGGAGGCGCGGGCCAGTGCCGATCAGGTCATGAGCGAGCGTGCGTACCAAGCCGCGAGCGTAGCCGTTATTCAACGCCTCATAGCGTCCGCGATTGCGGCACTTCGCACGAGTTGCCGGGTCAAGGGCGCTGTTCGGCCCAAGCGAGTCTGAGTTCGCCCAGTGTTTGCGGTTTTCGTCCGACGTGGAAGCGGCATCGACCTTGGATCGCATCTGGTGGTTGCGTTGCTCCAGCATGTTCACGCGGCGGCGCAAGGACTCGACCACGGATGATTCCGAGGAGTGCGGGATGCCGATTTCAAAACGTGAGGCCATTCCTTGCCCTATTGAGCACCCGGCGGGACAACACGGGCCCGCGTCACGCCGCCCCATCCGGACAGGCCGCTTGCGGCGGCTTCGACCGCCGCCGCCGCGTCAAGGCGGTCCTTGAGCGGCATCATCTTCACGCTGCCTTGATCGCCTTCGGCTTCCTCGATGCCAGCGAGCGCATCGACGGCCACGGCGTCGCGGATTTCGTCGGGAGTTGGAGTCGGCACGAGAAAGCCTGTGAAAAAGAAAAGAGGCCGCGGCATTTCTGCGCGGCCCCTATACAGGCTGCGAAGTGTATAGCTTCTCCCTGGGCAGCAACTCCCAGGTTATGCCATTAACGGAAACCGCGCAGGAATGCGCGGCCTCGGTTTTTTCGTGTCACCTACACCAAAAGATTAAACGACTATAGGGCTTGCGTCAAGTGGTAAAGTTCCTTTGGCTCAGTGAATACGCCCCACGCTGCCGCCGTGAATCCTCTTCGCGCTTCCGCATCTCCGCCTCCGACAGAATCTCCCGCGTGTAAAACTTCTTGCCGCAGTCCTGGCACTCGCGCTGCGATTGCAGCTTGCCGGAGACGACGCGCGACCACAGGGGCGGCGTCCACGGGCTGTTGCAGGATGGGCAACGGAGGTTCGGGGGTTCGTTCACGCCATCCTCCGCGATTCAAATTCCTGGCGCTTGCGCTGTGCGTCCGCCGCAGACACCCGCCTCCGCTCCGGCGGCTTGGGTGCGTTCGTCTCCAGTGTAACCCCACAAACGCTCGCCGCACAAGCCGCCATCACCAAACTATCGAACCAGTGATTGTCCGGCTCGCCCGGCTTTGGCAACCACGCATCGACCGTCCGCCCGCGCCCAACCGTCTTGACACGATACTCTGCCGTCAGGTGGTCGGCGAACAGCCGGTGCTCGCTCTCGCGGTCGCCGAACAGCATGAGCGCCGACGTTTCGCCCTTCGGCACAAGCAGCCGGTCGTACACGAAAGATTTGAACGCCCCAGAATCAAACATCACGGCACGACCCTTGCCCGCGCGAATCATCCAACGTGGGTCAGGACCTGGTTCGCGTCGCTCGCCCTGCCGCTTCGCCCACTCGCCGATGGATGCCTTTGCGGCGGTGATGGGCAATCCCTTGGACGGCGACAGGATTGCCGCGTGTGCCGACTCCTGACAGAAGCGAAAGGCGACATCCATCTTCCAGCCGTAATCGACAAGCGCCCGCTGAAGCCGCATCGGCGAGCCGTCCCGCTGCTCCCACTGCCGCGCGAGGATTTCCACAGCCAAAGTGTCCAGTGCCTTCCGCAGTGATCCCTCCACCGTGCCGATACCTGTCTCTGCGCCGATCGTTGGATTCGCGTCCCGCGAGGCGAAATACAATCGCCCTTGCTTTGGCCACACCCCGTAATCGACGACGGCGCCCTGGAACCCGTTCCCCCACGCCACGACGGCGTAATGGAGCAGCTTTTGCCCTAGGTCGATCCCAGCCGTCAACGTCGTGGCCCAGCTCGGCACGAGGCCGCGCTTGTGGTTGTTGATCCGGCCCATGATGTCGTCGGGCGTCAGCTTCGGATAATCCTGCTCCGGGTCGTACAGGGCCAGCGGCGAGTTCATGCCTTCGGCCCAGAACGCCCGCGGATCGTCGAAATACCAGTGCATCGCGCTCTGAACGGCGGTCACGGCTGGCGGCTTGACCCGCTCCGGCCACGAGGCTTCGGCCCCCTCGTCCAACTCGGCCTGGTGCTCGAAGTAGTGAGCGTTTGACCGCTCGAAGTTCGGCGGCTCGGTCTGGGCGCATTCGGCGTAAATGGTGAAATAGCGGTCCCATGCGCCGAGGTCTTTCGGCATGGACTTCAAGACGCCCATGCGCTCGCCGCGGAGCAGCGGGTATTTCGTCCGGTCAAGCAGCGTGTCGGTCAGGTCCCCGGGCTGAATCACCGTGCAGGGAATCACCAGCGACATCGTGCGGTCAGGGCCAGCCATGCCCATGATGTCGGACGTGATGAGCTGCCGACGGAACTCCGTCTGCGTCGGGCTGCGGGCGCTCTCCGGTGTCTGAGGGTCGTCGCATAAAACGAAGTCCGGGCGCAGCGAGTCGCCCAGGCTGCTCATGAGGTTGCTGCCGCGGATGCCGTCCGCCGTGAGCCCGGCGCACAGGACCACGGATTCAGCCGTGGGGACAATCGTCCGCGTATCGGCCGTGCCATCGGGATTCTCGATCGTCACCGTGCGGGTAGGCCAATGATCCGGCCAGTTCCGCGGCGGCTCGACCATGCCGCAGCCAAGGCGGTCACTGCTCCACTGAACCAAGGTCGGGATCCCGTTGGAAATCTGCCCCTTGCAGAGTTGGGCTTTCCAGTCGAGCCGCTTGAAGCAGTAGGCTACGTCGGGATAATCGGCCGCGAACTGTGGCAGGAGCAGCCACTTTTTCAGGGCTTCCAGGTTCTGCGTCGCCTTGCCCTCGTTGGCGCCGATCAGGAACAGGAAGCGGCAGAGATTGTTCGCCAGTGCCCACACAGCGGCCCCGCGGCAGAGCGTGGTTTTGCCGCCGCCGCGGTCCATCGCCCAAGCGTACATGGCGCCCGTTCGAGCGGATTCTTCGAGCCGGAGGATGCCGAAACGCTGGTTGCCGCTGAAAGGCAGGTAAAACGTACCGGGGTTATAGACGCGGCAGCTTTCTTCGAGGGACAGAGCGCACGCTTCGCGGCGCGGAATGTCCTTGATGTCCGGGCAGCGGCCGATGTCACGGCCCCTGGCGGACTGCGCGGCCTGGTCGCGGCCGATACGGGCAACGTGGGCGCCGTACCCTTGCGTCTGTTTCTCGGGCTGGCCGCGCCGCATTTCCGCGCGAACGAATCTCAACTCGCCAGGCGTCAACGCGCCTGGGTTGGTCTTCATGATCTCCAGGATTTCGCGAAGCGTTTTCTGTCCAGCCGCCTTACGGGGTTTTGATTTTCGCTTCGCTACACGCGCGCCAATAGCTTCAAGTCCTTTCTTGACAACATCTTGCGGCTAGCGTACAATCTGAATTAAGCTGCCGCCGTGTTAGTGGCACGGCGGCGCAGACCACACGTACCTGATTGGAGGTCCGCATGTCCGCAAAGACCATCATAGCATGGACGGAGCACACCTGGAATCCGTGGCGAGGCTGCACCAAGATCAGCCCCGGCTGCAAGAACTGTTACATGTTCACGGCGCAGGAGCGCTACGGTCGCGACCCGCACGAGGTCATCCGCACAAAGACCTGGAGCGATCCGGCGAAGTGGCAACGCGCGGCAGCAGCCGCAGGCAAAACCGAGATGGTGTTTACGTGCTCGTGGTCCGATTGGTTCCACGAGGACGCGGACGCCTGGCGAGACGACGCCTGGGCCGTGGTCCGCGCCTGTCCAAACCTCACCTTCCAAATCCTGACGAAGCGTCCCTCTCACATCGCCGACCATCTTCCCAGCGATTGGGGAAACGGCTATCGTAACGTCTGGCTCGGCGTCAGCATCGAGAACGACGCCTATGTTTGGCGCGCCGACGTACTGCGCGGCGTTCCGGCGCTCACACGGTTCATCAGCGCCGAACCGTTGCTCGGGCCGTTGCCGTCGCTCAGTCTGGAGCGAATCGACTGGCTCATCGTGGGCGGCGAGAGCGGTCCAGGCTACCGCACGATGCAGACGCAATGGGCGCGAGACCTGCGCGAGAAGGCGACGACATCAGACACGGCGTTTTTCTTTAAGCAATCGTCGGCGCCGCGCACCGAGACTGGAATCGAACTCGACGGCCAAATCATCCGCGAGTATCCACGGACGGCGCTCGCGTTAGTTTGACAAGGTGCTGGACACACCGATCATCCCGATACAACTTACGGTCGTGCCGCCAACCTTGCGGCGCGACCAGATTTTCAAGCAGCTTGTCTACGTCTCGCAAATATTGGTCAACGCTCCCCGGCTTGCGATACCCAAGCGTCAAATCCTCGTGCGACAAGTTCCGGTTAATCATGTAGTTGTCGGTCAGCACCAGCCAACACGGATCGGTCAGCGGCCGGCGATATATGAATAGATTCGCCAGAAATCGCCACGGCGAGCCGTAACAGTCGATGTCGATGATGGAGAACGCACGGTCCTTCCATAGCGCGGCGCGCAGCGCTCGCTCGACATTTACCTTGAGGACGGTCCACGTCGGCCGCTCCTGCGCCGCTAGGTTGACGCATGAATCCTCAAGGTCGCACGTCACCCCACGGCCGGCAGTCCGCCAGCAGCGCCGGAACATCTCCCCGTCGCCGGCGAACATGTCGAACACGTCGTCCGAAGGCCCACAGGGGATTAACCGACGCACCTTGGTCTTGAAAGGCGAGTGCTTGTTGCGGAACTTGCCAAGTTCATTTCGGCCTTTTGCTGTTGATGGCATCCAGTCCTCGCTTGATCGTGTCGATTGGACGTTCACCTTCCCGCGCTGCGTCGGCAAGCAGAGTCTCGAAAGAATCGAGGTCGTCGCCGACGTAGATTCCCAGATGGGCGACGACGGCGTTCGGCCTACCATTTTTGTTTTCCGGCGTCTCGCCCCAGCCTTCGGTTAACGGTTCGACGTCGACCATGTCCGCCAGCATCTTAGTCGCCGCCTCGCCTTCAAACCTGACCTGTTCTAAAAGCGATTCGAGTTTATCAGCGTCAGCTTCCGCCATCGCCGCCAGCGGATCGTAAGTCGCAATCAGTTTCTTCGCTTCCGCCTCCGTCACATCCAGCACCAGCACCGGGATTTCCTCGTCTGGCGTCGTCTCCGCCCGAAGGTGGCCATCGATGAGCACCGGTCCGGCCTTCGTCTCGCGGGCCAGGGCGGCGCCGGCGTAGCCGATCTCGGCCAGCACGTCGCGGATAGCGGCACGCTGGGCCTCGGGGTGGGTTCGCCAGTTGTGCGGCGACGGGATGAGGTCCGAGGCCTTAACGCGGCGAAGGGCGACCACGCGGTCGCGGATGCGACGGGATTTGGCGCGGGCGGTCATATGGTTATTGGGTACTGTCCTAGCTTTGCGTTGCAAGTTTCACTTGAACGGCCAGAAATTCGGCTCCCATCCGGCCGAAATGCATGCCGCAAGCGTTCGCAAAATGCGGACAAGTCTATCCGCTTTTAGTGGGTTTGTGAAGTACATAATTCCGAAGAACATCGATACCGACCCTCGCAGATTCAGCAAGGAACTGGCCCTCTAGCCGATGCCGCCGCTTTTCCAAGCTCTCCGCCATGATCTTGAGGGACGGAGATTCTGGATCGCGAACGAAGGCCCGTTCGACCTGCGCAATTGCAGCAGACGTATCTTGGATCTTGTCTTGGAGGTCAAGGAGGTCGTTCATGGGCCAGGCTCCGGGCTGCCGGCTGCGGGCTCTTGTGGCGGTCGGGTATTTTCGGCGCATCAGATTCACCGCTACTTTAGCCGTTTTCCGGGGTTCAGGTTAGGAAAACCGTGCGCGAAAGAAAGTAAGTTAGGTAATTTGAC